CGCGGTACGATCTACATGACGCCGCAGGTGAACCCGGGCAAGGTCCGGGGATACGTGAAGATCTCAGGCACGAGCACTCCGATCAGCAATGCACTGGTCAAGCTCTACACGTCGGGCGGTTCCTACACCGGCAAGAGTGACTACACGGATTCGAGCGGGTTCTTCGAGATCACGAGCGTGGATCCGGGCAGTTACAGGTTGCTCATAACGAAGTCGGGGTATGAGGACAAGTGGGATCCGTCATCGACCGGCTCTTTCACGGTGAGCTCCGGCCAGACCGTGGACCGGGGTACGATCTACATGACGCCGGAGGAGCCGGAGTGCGAGATCGCGGTGACGAGCCCCTCGGGCGGCCCCAGCTGGGACGAGGGTACTGTACACGAGATTACCTGGGATCGCAGCGGTTCGTGCAGCCAGGTCAGAATCGTGCTGTACAAGGGCTCGACGAACGTGTGCTACATCGATGAGTCGACGGATAACGACGGATCGTACTGGTGGACGGTTGATGATTGTGATGCTGGCGATGGATCGGACTACCGTATCAGGATCTTCTGCATAGCAGGTGGCTCGTGCTCTGACTTCAGCGACGACTTCACGATCAACTCAGAGAGCGTGGTCTACATACGGCTCTACTACGACTTCTGGGATCACACGACATACTACATGTCTAATCACCCGTACTACGACGGCGGCTGTACCTTCTATGGAGGAGGCCACGGCGACCCGTGGAGCAACACATGCCAGATGGATGTGGACTTCATCTACCTCGAGCCATTGGTTCAAGCCTGCTGGCTCTATCCCGACGATTCGACAGGACAGGGTCTCTTTGTCAGCAATGACACCGACCGGATCGACGTGGAATGGAAAGGCGGAGCGCGGTCAGGCGACGGCGCACTCTTTGGAACCGTCTTCGCGGAGTACTACGCAGGCAACTGCGTCCCCAACAACGGGCAGGACTGGGGAGGGTACTCGAGTTGTCATACCTACTCCAAGTACTACCAAAGCTGCGTACCTACGGGGACGAATGTGCGGTTCAAGCTCGCCGTCCATGGCGGCGGCATCTCAGGTGACGCTGCGTTCGAGGAGTTGTGGTGGGTCTTCAATGGTTGGATGACCACGGAGAGACCTCGGAGTGGCCCAGTAACGCTGAAGTATGCGTCCGAATACGAGAGTGAGTAGCCTGGGGCCCAGCTTTGGCTGTGAAGCGAAGCGAGACGACGTTCGTGTGGTTTGCTGCCGCGTAGCTCGCGAATGCAGTGGACGTCGCGGCGCCGTCACTCGCCGCGCATTCGGCTCTGCTGGTACGGTCTGCGGCCAAGGCGCGTCGGTTGAGGTCGCTCCGCCCACAGCTGACGAGTTGAGCCCCCCCTTCTCAGATCCGGTCGAATTCCCACTCAATCTCCCTAATCGCCTCATGAGTCCGTGACGCTCCCCACGTCCAGATGATCACACGCAGGTGGTTGTTCAGCCGGCCCAGTCCAGATTCCGCGATCTCGTCAGCCTCGGGGTAGGTCCACGAGGTGCCGGTCAGCCCGGTCTCCGTGTGGACCAGCGTCCCCAGCTCGCCGTAGACGAGGATGTCATATTCGGTGCCGTCCTCGGCCTCATCCGTCGCCCCGGAATCGGCGTAGCTCCACGTGCCGAGCCGGTTCCGATGGGACCACGAGACAGTGAGCTCGCCTGAGATCGAGCTCGGGTAGCTCGCCCCGTTGAAGAGGACCGCGATCAGACAGTAGACCTTCTCGGACCGCGGCGGCGCAGTGGCGACGACCGTTGTGTCGAGACACGAGCCGAGCGGGTATCCTCCCTTGTTGTTGTACGGCTGGAAGGTCAGGACGTTGCTGCGGGTCGTGGACGGCGGTATCGGCGCGAGGATGTTCACCAGCCCATTCCCGTAGGACATGAACCAGACCCGAGTGCCAGAGGGGAACGGCGTCGGCGCCGTATCGAGGCAGCCCCGGGCGAGGACCTGGAGCGTCAGCGTGTCTGCGCCCGAGGCGACCGTCTGGAAGGCTATGAACTCCTCGAGCGCATCATGCTCGAGCCACGCCACGTTCACTCCCTGCGCGTAGTCCGCTCCGTTCACAGATTCCACGATGTTGCAGTCCGGCCCCGTCGCGATCGTGATCTCGTCGGTTGTCTCATCGATGGCCGATTCGAGCGTCCCGGACGGCGTGAAGAACGGGAACCGCGTGGGCTCCGAGTCTACATAGACGTTGAAGCCCTTGGAGACTCCCGGCGTCCCCCGCGCCGCCATCACGACGGCCTGCTGCACATCCGATCCTTGGAAGGGATGGAACTTGACCGCCTCATACGGTGCCAGCACACCCGCCTGATCGGTCAGCGCCGGCACCTCACCGGACGGGTCGACCCAGCCGCTCGATGACGGCGGCGTGTAGGCCGTCCAGTCGACGGCGAAGATGTCCTCCATCGCCTCAATCAGAACCTTGCCTGACAGGAGCTCGCCGGTACCGACCCGGAGCACGCGGCATACCATCCCATCGATCCCCAGCGGCGGCCAGACGAGCTTGAAGACCGTGCCCGGCCGGAAGGACCATGCTGTCCGGTCCGCTTCGATCGTCAGGGACGCTAGCGGATACGCGACGGCGACGAGAGCACGCGCCGCTGCCTGCTGAGCGCTGGCGGCATTCGAGAAGCCGCGGAGCTGGAGGTCCTGCGTGGATACCTCGCCGCCTTGCGCCTCGATCGCGGCGAGGTCCTGTGCCTGCACGGTCTTCTCGACGAAGCCGTCGGCGCGGTCAACGTAGGACACGCGGACCTGGTTCTTGATCTCGCCCCACGAGGCCCGCGCGAACGCCGTCACCGTGCAGGCATCCGCATCAAGTACGGGAAGCTCCTCCTCCGAGTAGTCGAAGCGCACGAGCGTGATCGTGAGGAGCCCCGTCGATGGCTCCACGTAGACGATGCCGTCGATGTGCCTCAGGATCTCGAGGATCAGATCGCGCGCCGGCGTCGAGCGGTCTTGGACCATGGAGAGGCCCATGCTCTCATCGGCCAGCGTCTGGCCCACCGCCCGGAAGCTATCGACATCGACGAACCCCTCCGGAAGCCCGAGGCCGTTCTTGCCCGGGGCACGCACCAGGAGCTCGTAGATCATCGCTGCGGGATTCGCATCGCCGTTGATGTTCTCGGCGCCCCCGGTCAGCCCGAGGCTGTTCGGGCAGCGGCGCAGCACAAGCGCCACGTCCTTGATGTACGGACTGGTGCCGAGATAGACGTGGTCGAAGACGGCGTAGCAGATCTGCCGCCATGCGGGGATGTCGTCGCCGAGCTGGTCCTGAAGATAAGGGTGGGGGACCTGGGTGGAGTTCCCGTGATAGACGTAGATGTCGCCGTAGACCCCGCCCTCCTCGTCGTCGCCGCCGAAGAAGGACATCTCGTCGACGTGGACCTTCGTGCGGTTCGCCTGCGGTGTGAACGTCACATTCTCACACGGCTTGTCGTCGAAGCGGATCTCGACGACCTCGTCGATCTCGCCGCTTGAGAGCACGAGCTGGATGCCGAGCCAGTATCTGTAGTGGGTAGTGATCTCCTCCCACGTGAAGAGGCCCGTCTGGACCGTCTTCTTCATGGCCTGCACTTCGAGATCGCCGTACCACGTGACCATGGGCCCGGCCAGCTTGCACGTGCCCCAGACGATCGGGATCGGTCGGCCCTCGCCAACGGTCGGGAACTGGAAGTCGCCGATCGACGACGGGTCCGGAGAATCGAACTTCGGCTTGGGCCGGATGAGCTCGTAGACGAGCGTCAGGCCGATGTAGATGAGCGCTGTGACCCACCAGGCCATTATTCGATGCTCCCTTGGAACGGATTCCGGCTCGGCAGGCGCGACCAGCCAAGGTGGTTGTCCAGCTGTTCGAACTTGTCGAGGCAGGTGGTCTCCAGATGGTCGCAGCCCCAGTAAGCCCAGACCACGGCGAGTGACTCGAGCCCCGGGAGTGGTGAGATCAGCTTCACGGTGTGGCCGACATGGTCCGCGATGAAGCGCGTCTCGCCCTCGGACGTCTGGAGCCTGCCTCCCCGAAACCACTGGTCCGGCCTCAAGGCGAAGTCGTTCGACGTAACGGTCGCGCCATCGACGGTCGTCACCGTGACCGAGTCGCGGCATGCCGTGGGATTTGCTCCGCACTCGGCCGAGTAGAGGACGTGATTGCACGGAGTCTGCATCTTGAGGACGGGGACAGTTCGGCTCAGCACCGTGTTGAGCCCGGTTCCGACGAGAATGGCTTCCGATTCCACGAACCGCGCCCGGGTCACCTTGCCCGTGAAGAACGCGATGGCCTCCGCCTCATCACCACGATGCGCTCTGTAGGCTGTCACCCACACCGGCGAGGACGGCACGTCGCCGATGAAGAGCGCGGCCACGGGATTCGTCCGGGCGACGGTGAACTCCATCGACTCACCGGTGTCCTCCTGAGAGAAGTCGAGCGGCGTCCGGGTGATCGGCTCCGGCGTGAAGGACCCGATGGGCAGCGTGACCTGGCGGTCGGCCGACGTATAGAGCCAGACGTTCGGTCCCTGCACGAACCGGAAGCCCTCAACGGGTTGCCCCGAGTACCGGCTGCGCTCTCTCTCGTCGTAGGTCATACCGGGGCCTCCAGGGGAAGCTCGCGGACGCGGATCGTGGCCTCCGCCGCCTGGCCGCTCGGGTACGAGATCTCCACCAGGTCGTCCTCGAGTCGGCAGAGCTTCAGGAACGACACGACGGTGGTTTCCTTCGAATAGGCCCGGACGGCGACGGGGTCGAGCGTCAGGCTCTCGGTCTCGTAGTCGGCGGGATCATCGGCATCGGCAATGCGGTAGTAGTCCATCGCCCCGTTCCCGAGCGTCCAGAGTGCGACGTGCCGGCGCGCTCCGGTGGCGCCCCACATCTGCTGCGTATAGCGGACCCAGCGCACCGTCGCGATCGCCTGATCCTCGAGGATGTTCTCCGTCAACGAGAGGTCCCACTGGAAGCTCGGGAGCCAGAACGGGACAGCGCGGCCGACTCGAGCGTCGAGAAAGGCGCGCATGGCAGTGATCTCCGCGCGTCCCAGGGCCGTCCAGGTGAACGGCCGCACCGCCGTGGGGCTCGGCGACTGCTCATCCGTGACACGCTTCCCGGTCTTGGGGTCCAAGAGCACGAACTTCCGCTGCAGGCGTTCCTCAATGGACCCGACACGGTTGTAGTTGAGCTCCAGGACGTCGTACCCGAGATAGGTCATGGCCGGAATCCGTCGATGTCGAAGGTCAGGTTCTGCGATGCTGCCGTGAGCGACTGCCACGTGAGTGCCTCGTCCGTGGAGAGGCGCCCGACGACTGCCGGTATCACCGAAGTGACCCCCGCACTCCAGGAGTGCTGAAGGCCGGTCGTGAGAACGAGGTGGTCCGCCTCGACCGATGCTATTGTCTGGATCTCCCAGTGGTACGGGTCGCGCCAGAGCATGACGAGGCCACCGACCTCAAAGGGGACGTCACTCGTCGCGCAGTAGACTCCCAGGTCATCCGCGATGGCATCGACAGCGAGTGGTGTCTGGAACTGCCATCGCCCCACGCCGAACGCCCGTGGCTGGTTCCCGAAGAGGATCGCGGCCGCCATCTGCGCGTCACGGGCCTCGTTCAGGAACACGGAGTAGGAGATGGTGCCGACGGGCACGGCCCGGAGCTGGACCCGCTGCTCCATGCCGGTGAAGGCAGTCAGGATGTCTGTCAGGTAACCGAACGTCTCGTTGATCGGCTGCGCCATGTTCGGCGCGAAGGGGAAGGGGATGAGCCTGAAGCCGAGGATCCGGATCCCGGTGCCGCTTTCGTCGATGCCGATGAAGACCCAGGTGACCACGTTGTCGATCTGCGGGTCGCCCTCGGCCGATACCTTGACGGCGTAGACCTGCGAGTCGGAGCTCGGGAAGTGCGCCGGTAGCCCGAGGTGGTCGACAACCTCGATGCCCGCAGGCCCCTCGACCGTGATGTCGTCCAGTACTCGTGCCCGAGTGAGAAACGCATTCCAGACCTCGACCTCGATCTCCTGTTCGGAGACGACCGCGCCGAGATCGCGCCGGCGGGGGAACACGTGGATGCTGTCGTGGAATACGAGGTCATGCGTGCGCCCCGGCAGTCCGCTCTTCTCATAGGCGTCCGGCCTCGGATCCGCCAGCGCATCGCGACCGCCAGCGAAGCTCAGGCCAGCGAGGATCCACGCGGGGTCTGTGGGGAGCGGGAGATTGGCCTCGAGGAGCTGAGAGACGCCGATCTCCTCGAGAGAGAGCGCTGAAGGCGCAAGAACGCCGGCGGCCACCTCATGCCCCCTTCCTCACGGCGAAATGCGGGAAGAGCATGTAGTCGAGGCCCCCGACCTGGTAGACCTCGCCCGCCGCATAGCCGTGCCCGACGGCTTCGCACCAGAAGATCGACGGCGGGTATCCGAGCGGTGCCCATCGCGCGCCCGGGTCGGTCAGCACGTAGCAGTGGAGGGGGAGGAGGAGCGCGCCGGCATAGGCTGTCTGATGGATCCGATCGTAGTAGGCGAGTTGGCTGTAGCAGGGATACTGGCCCTCATCGAGCCCGCTCCCGGGACCGAGGTTCAGCGCGCAGCGCATCAAACGGCCGCTGTAGCCGTAGCCGCCGTCCTCGTATGCGCAGTTCCCGACCCAACGGCCACTGAAGGTCGCCGCGTCGACGCGGATCATCGCGGTCGTGTGAACGCGAAGCGTCGATCCGGTGTAGCTCGAGTCCTCCTCGTCCGCATGTGACATCGGCGGGTACGCCGTGATATTGATCCCGCCGCGGTCCCCGTCCGGATCGGTGTCGAGCGTGTTCAGAACGGCGCCCGAGCTCCCGAAGAAGTAGGGGAAGTCCTCCGGCTGTCCGGCCGCAGCCATTGCCGGACCCCAACCAAGGAAGCAGAAGATCCCAGGGGAGCGCTCGACGACGACGATGATGTGGTCGGCTCCGTCGTCGAAGAGATGATACGCGGCGACGGAGCCGGACGGCAGATTCGCACCGCAACCGATCGTCGAGCCGTCCTCCAATCGCACAGGGCGACCGCTCTGCTCGTGCCACGGGCTCCCTCCGCTGTAGCCGTCGCCGAGATAGAGCCCGATCCCGTAGCCTCCGGTCCCCTTGTCGTGGTAACTCCCGTTGTAGGGCCAGAGGTTCTCGTCCATCGCGGAGCGGAGATTCACGTAGAGACCGCTCTTGTGCAGGTGCGCGCGCCAGCCTGATCCATCGGAGGCCGAGAGGTCCACGGTCCAGCCCTGCGCCGTCAGCCAGGAGACGAGGGTCTGCAGGAGATTGGTGGGCGAGGAGCTGATTCCGGTCTGATAGGAAGCGGCCACGGGTTAATCCAGTGCTATCGCTAAGAAGTCATCGCGGTCGGTCCGGAAGATGTCGTGAAGAGCCATCCAGTCTGTGACGCCGACGCGGACCAGGGTCTCTGCGGTCAGCCCCTGCCCGCTGATGCAGGCGACACCGGAGAGTTGTCCGATCGTGTTCGGGACATGGGAGTTCAGCATGATGGGCCAGAGGGTATAGCTCTCGTC